AGCACCCATCTCTCTGGCCTTTTGTCTAGCTTGGATTAAGATATCATCTTTTATTAATACTTCTTCCATCAGCATGACTCCGATTCTTTATACCCTTCCAAATATTTTAAAGCTCTTCTTACATGATTGACATTATCCTCAAAGTATCCCAAGGCGGAATTACATTTTGCACAAATCCATCCCCTAAAATCTCCTGTATCATGGTTGTGATCTAGTACAAATGGAGATGATGTTCCATTCGTCTGAGGAATAATTTTCTCAGGAGTCTTAAGGCAGATCGGACATACATAATCCTCAGAAGGATATGTTGAAGATCGTCTCAAGGCTCGGACTTGACGTTTTCTTTTAGCTGCACATCTTAAACACACCCTAGCCCGTATTACTTCCCTAGATACTTTAGTGATCCCGTGGAGTAATACAAAATCCTCACTAGATTTTTCTTCTCCACACTTAATACATATCTTTGTTCCTTTGGATTTGTTAATAGATTTGAAATTTGAGAATAGCTCTCCTTGATTTTCCATCAATGTGTCTCTGACCAATTGTTTCCAACTTTGTAACTAGAATCAAGATCACATTTAAAGTTTAGCATTCCTTGTGTGGAGTGGATAGCTTCCTTTGTTATCTTGGTAAAGCGTTCAACATCAGACTTGGCTACCTCAAACTGATACTCATCGTGAACCGATGCTACTAGCTTGGCATCCAAACCAGCCCATTTTATTTTCTTATCCATTTCCACAAGCCATTGCTTACATACGACTGCCCCGGCTCCCTGAATAAGAGTATTTAAAGCAGCATGTTCGTACCTAATATGCAACCTTCGACCATCCAAGCCCTTTATCATACCACTCTGGGCTGCTGTTTGTATGTTAGATCGAA